TATATGATATGGGTAATTATGATAATCTCACATATAAAAACCCATATAAATATATCGCTGATTCTAATAAAGATGATAAGACAAAGGCACAGTTAATAACAGCGACATTTGTCTTAAGATGTTTCTATGCGTTTTACAATAACAAATGGAATGATAATGTCAGTAATCTTTTAATATGGGTGTCTTATGTGGAGACATTAAATATCTACAGAGCATTCGGTTCAAATATGTCTGATGAACTAAGAGGTTTCTTAATAAAAGGTAAGGCAAGTGAGTTAGTAAACGAAACAATTGGTTCTGTTGATTCAAAAAACACGCCACCATGGTTAATTGACAATGGTGGTAAGGGAATTATTGATAAAAATGGTAATTATACTTTTATACCTAACAAACAATATCCAAAGACAAGCGATTTTAACTTAATAAAGGAACATCTTAAAGATGTTAAAAATGGCTCTTCACAGTTCATATTATTAAGTGCAAGCACAAGTAATAGTGTTAAAGATGATTTTGTTATAAAGGAATACAGTAATTATTTTGATAATGTGGAGAAAAATATTGAGGAGGCCACACTTCCCCAAAGAGGTATTTTTAATGAAAGTAATTCTGATTTGAAAACATATTTTTCCAACACTGAAAAAGAGAATAAACATATTTTTGAGGCTTTAAAATATGACAATGATGATATTGGTGTGGAATATCAGAAGAATTTTTATAAAAAAATATATAAAGATGAAAATAAGTACTCATGGGAGAAAGTTGTACGGTTTAGTGAAATTGATGAAAATACATACTATGGTGTCAAGGGTTCTGGAAAGGTGCATTTATCATTTGGTTTATATGGTGATGGTAAAACCGAAAGAAATGGAATATTCAAAAATGTACCATTTTATGAAATACAAGAGACAAATGAGGCGAGGGCATACCTTTTCTTGTTTTCAATTGGTACAAATAAAAGAAATAACTCTGAGGATAATAAAAAAGACGGGATACTTTCATCACGAAAAGGAAATTATTCAGGTACTGATTTAAAATATTTTTTGTTGAGGGAAGGTGCGTATTATTGGAGAGAAAAAGAGAAACGGAAAAGATTAGATGATAACAATGACCCAATTAAAGGTTATTATAGTGGTTTTACTGAATATGTTGATGTAGTGCCCTGCTTAAGAACTGGTTGGTTAAATGGAAATTTTGACACTGTATCATTAATGGAAAACAAAAAGGGGGATTATGTTATTTGGAAAGATTTTCAGGACGACAGATTTTTGGATGTTGTAACGGATGCAAGAAAAGAAAAATTGATTGAATATTTTGTTGATTTTGCAACAAGTAACAATAGTGTGTTTTCTGAGTTTAGAAAATTGGAAGGGGAAGTCAGTGATGAGGAATATGATAGTTTACAAAAAAAATTAGTTAGGTTTTTGTCAAGTAAAGTATCATATGTAGATTATGCTTGGCCAATTAGGAGTGGAAATAGAAGTTTTACTGAAAATGAATATACAACAACATACAGCATGGTCTTATCAAATATTGAAAAGATATATACACCTGTTGAGGGAGAAGATACCACAGACCAAACCAATGGCGGTGAGAACACTGACGATTTGAACACAGGTGTGGTAAATGATGATGATATTAGACTTTCAACATATTTGATGTTGAAAAACATGTATGACAAGTTTTTTGCTAATTTATCAGAAAAATCATTCACCATGGGCGAGCCTGATAATGAATATGAGAAATTTTTATTTGTTGACACATATTATAATCCTATTGGTGATAGGTTGTTATGTAATGGGCAGTATTTATGTGATATTATAAAAAACACTATATTCAAGGCCAACAATACCATGAACATACCTGAAAAACTGGATAAATATTATTCGGTTTTTGAGTTCATGAGTGAGGTTTGTCAAAAAAACAATTTAACATTTTTGGCTTTACCACAAAGATTTGGTATGTCAGTCAATGAGAATGGTGTTAGTGATATTGAAAACATGTTTAAACCACACCCATTTAATTCAAAAATATTCAATAACACACCAATAACAGGAAGTTATGTGGCATTATATCCTTATACACCATCAGAAAGATTGGACATAAGGGATGATAGTGGTCAATATGGTTATAAAAGTGATGGTTTTGATATAACAGATAATTCTAATGATTTACCTGTGTCATTAAAAACTTTGGAAGATACGGATAAAGCAATACCTGCTTTTGCTGTAAGTTTTGGAAAGCAAAACCAAAGTTTTTTCAAAAACATTAGTTTAACAACATCAAATCAACAGATTACAGAGCACTCCATTATCGCTCAAATGGATATTAGTGGGAGACGAAGTATGAGTGAAGGTCCTGCCGAAAGCACAATATATGGACAGGATTTGTACCGTGTTTATTCGAACTACTCATATCAGTGTACTGTTGAAATGATGGGTAATGTGCAAATTATGCCGCTGATGTATTTCCAATTGAACAATATTTCCATGTGGCATGGGGCATATATGGTCATTGCGGTGGAGCACAATATTGTCGCAGGTAACATGACAACAAAATTTACAGGTGTTAGAGTAAATAGAAACGCCATACCGTTTGTTAAGAACGGCTACATTTATATGCATGACGGACAAGCAAGCACATATACAGGTGATGAGAGTGACACACATGATGAGGGTTCAACCAAGAATGGTGATGTTGGTGTTAACAATGATACGGGTGAAAATGTGTCATTAGGCTCATACAAGACTCTTGGTACCGGTTATGATAATTCAAATCAGTATAAAGTTGAAGATGAAAGTGCGAATCACTCAAGAAAAAGAGCTGTCACTGAAGCGGTAAAAAGAAACTTTAAAAAATGTTTCCATCCAAAAAATGATGATGGGTCATATAAACATTTGTGTACTTTATGGGCCTTTAACTTAGCAAGAGATTTCTCCAAAAAATATGCGTTTGTTAAAGATGATAATTGTAAGCAAGTAAGTAGTGAGACAGGTAATGACGGACCTAAAAACCCCAGATTATATGTGAAATTAGAGGATTTAGGTTACACACAAGTTGCGGCGTTTGACGGTGTGTCAAGTAATGAAATCACAAATAAAATAGATGCCATGCACTTTGAGTATGGTGATGTTTTACTTTATTTTGGTAGTGGTGGTGATAGTGCGGTGACAAAATCAATGCATACACAATTTTATGTTGGTGATGCATATAAAAAGGGTGTTGAGGGTTATGATAGTAATATCAACATAAGAGCTGGTGATAGTTATGAGTGTAGTTGTGGTTGGGCAAGTGACATGTTGAATAATTATGGTACTAAATTTGTTTACGCTGGAAGAGCTAGAGAACATAGTGGTACATGGGTTGTTAAACTGTTCAGGTTGTTAGATACCTCTATGACAAATGTCAAATCACCGTCTGAACCAAAAAAAGAAGAGACTGAAGTCGAACATACGCCATCATCAACAACAGGTGGTGGAACCGCAAAGAAGAAAAGAATTGAAAACTTTATCAAAGATTCTGAGGGTAAAAGTTATGTGAATGACAAAGATGATAAGGGTGGTTGTACTAAATGGGGTGTGACTATTGGCACATTGTCATCTGTTATGGGCGAAAAAAAGACATGTGAGGATGTAAAGAATATGACAGCGGAGGAATGGCAAGTCGTGTTTGATTATTTCTACAATAGAATGATGATAGATAGTATTAACAACAGCAGCATCGCTTTGTTAGTTTATGATATGGGATGGGGAAGTGGTATCGTTAACGCGATAAAACATGTACAGCGTTGTTTAGGTTGTACAGATGACGGTATAATGGGTAATGAGACATTAAATGCCATTAACAGTGGAAATCCTAAAGAAACATTTGACAAATTATGGAAAATGAGGGAACAATGGTTCATTGACATGAAGCAACCCAAGTACCTTAACGGTTGGCTTAAGAGGTTAAATAGGATAACTTTTGAATATTAGTTTTTTTTTGTATTTTTGGAAAAAAAATATGAGGAAAATCGCCAATATAATAACGGATAGCCAACAGACATATTTTAGTGCCAGTGATTTATATAATGTCGTGAAAACCAAGGATGAATTAATAGAAGGTTTACCGACATTAATTATTGGTTGGAAAAAAGTGTCTGAAATATGTTCGGATATTAACGTAAGCATTTTGGACTGGAAGATAAATGACTGTTTGTTTTGGTGTTTTGCAAGAAGGGAAAGAGGTGAAAATTATGAGATTATGACCAAAAAATTTGAAAACATGGTTATATCAAAAATAATTAAGACACTTAAATATGAATACATTAATTTGCTGACTGAAGATAAGGAAAAGAAAAAAGTCTTTTTAGAAAAATTAGGAAATGACACGGATAAAACAATATATATTGAAAATGATATAGTGTTTATTTGTTTTGGTGAAAAAAATGTTGTTTACGGTTTTTCGTTATTTGATATTGACTATATGGGCAAAAATAGAAAAAATGTTTTGTCATTACTATACGGTAATAATAAAAATAACATAATAAAAAATACTTCCTTACCAATTGATATTAAAATGACAATCAAAAATGTTCCTTATGTAATTCCTTGGTTATATAGTTGATTTTTTTAAAAATCATACTATTTATAAAAGAAAATAGTACATTATGGTTAAGCAAATTAACAAAAGAGTAAAAAAAGTGAATGTTCCTCATACCATTGTTAATGAGGATATAGATAATAATAAAAATTTAAAAGATAACACTATGACTACTGAACAATTAGAAAGAGCCGAAGGTCTTGTGAAGAATATAAACAAACCAAAGGTGAAAGTTATCAAAAAAGAAAAAGGACTAATTGAGAGAACTGAAAGTGAAAAAGTTGTTCTCACTGAAGATAACAGACAAGTATTGAATGACTAATTATGGATAAGAAATTTATTGAAAAACATAATTTGACTGAATCAGTGAAAAGGTTTCAACAGATTATGGAATATATTACACCTGGTGGTGCTTATAATGTAAATGAGGCGGGTGAAGAAGACCCTAATGCTATGGGTGGTGACCCTAACATGGGTGGTGACTCTAATACCATGGGTGGTGAAGCACCTATGGCTGACCCTAATATGGGCGGTGACCCTAACGCTATGGGAGACCCTAATGCCATGGGTGGTGATGCATCTATGACTGACCCTAATATGGGCGGTGACCCTAATGCCATGGGTGGCGACCCTAACGCAATGGGTGGTGAAGCACCTGAGGGATTTGCCCCACAAGCACAAGAGCAACCAATGGTTCCTGAGGAGGGTGAGGAAGAAGAAGTTATTGATGTTGATGAGTTGACTGATGCTCAGGAAGACACTGAGAAAAAGTTGGAGAAATTAACTGATAAATTTGATACCTTGCTTGACAAGATTGATTCTTTTGATAAAAAGATTAGTGACAGTAATGAGAGAATGGAAACATTAAAGGCTGAGATAGAGAAAAGAAACCCAACCCCTGTTGAAAAGTTATCTTTAAGGTCAAAAGACTCATATCCTTTCAATGTTACGCCAGAGGAATATTGGAAAGACAAAGAAGCCACATCAAATTACAGCACAGCGGATGATAACAACGGTGCTGATGATGAGGTTTATAAAATAACAAAAGACGAAATTGATAACTTTAATGATTATGCTTCTATCGCTAAAACTTTTGATAATTTTGGCTTGAAGGACATGTTCGGATATTAATAAACAAATGCCAACCAAAAACAAATTATATGTGGTTGGCATTTGTTTTTTATAGATATTTTTTATATTTTTGGAAAAACAATAAGGGACTAAAAAGCCCTATTAATTTAATAATAATTTTAAAAAATTTTTAATGTATTATGGGTAACGTAGTAGATTTACCAAACATTACACCTGAGGTTTTAAATAACTTACATTTAGACGAAAAACCAGGCAAAAAAAGTGCGTTTGACACTAAAAATTATCTTAACACAAAACTTGCTGAGGGCGAGACAGAAAAAGAGGTGACAATTAGACTTCTTCCAATGGATTTAAATACCGGTAATCCCTTTGTTCTCACTCATTTTCATACCGTAAAAGTCCCCAAGGATATTTTCGGTGTTGAATGGAAATCTTATTTGTGTCTTAAAAAGAACAAGGACATTGACCATGATAAATTTGGTAATGATTGTCCTTTCTGTGAATTAAATAAAAAGGCATATGAGTTGTCCCTTGAGGAGACTGACCCAGTTAAGAAGAAGAGTCTTGTTGAGTTATCAGTAGCCAATAAGTCAACTGAATCTGTGATTGTGAGATGCATTGAAAGAGGACATGAGGAAGATGGTGTTAAATTCTGGAAGTTTAATCTTAGAAATGATAAGACTGACCCTTACAATCAAATTATCAGACTTTTCAATAGGAAATTACAGAAGTCAAGGGAAAACGGTAAACCAGATGAGAACATTCTTGACATTTATAACGGAAGAGACCTCATTATTACTTTTACACAAGGTAATTCAGCACCACAAATCGCTTGTGATGATGAGATAAGACCACTTTCATCTGACAATGAACAAATGAAAGCATGGATTTACGATAGTAAAAAGTGGCAGGATGTGTTTACTCCAAAAGATTATGACTATCTTACGCTTGTATCGGAAAGGAAGTACCCTTGGTGGGATAAGGATGAGAAAAAATGGATTGATAAAGCCGTTTTTGATGCTAAAAAGAAAGGTGAGCAAACCAAATCGGAAGAAAAAGTAAAAGAGGCTGATGCCAAATTAAAATCTGACGATACAAAACCTATGGATAACAGCATAAAACCTAAAGATAACGGCGTAAAACCTGAGGATAAAGCGTTCATTAACTCAATTGTTCTTGAAGACAATGATAATGGTGATGATTTACCTTTCTAATAAAATAAATTTCCCATTATAGTGTGATTTTTAATGATTTTTACACTATAATGGGAGAATTTAACATTAAATTCCCAATATATTGTGATTTTATGGTAACTTTTTATTATGGAACAATGGCATCAGGCAAGTCTATGCAATTGTTAGCGAAAGCACATGATTTCCAAGAGCATAGTATTCCTTTTCTTGTCATAAAAAGTGAGATTGATGACAGGGATGGTGAAAATAAGATTTACTCAAGGGCACTTGGGTCAAGAGAATGTGTGACAATATCGGATACCGACAACATTTTTAATTTAATTGTGACATTTAATGAGATAAATTTGGTTAAAATTAAATGGGTTTTAGTTGATGAGTCACAATTTTTAACACCTGAACAAGTTGAGCAATTATGTGCCTTGTCTGACATTTACGACATGAATATTATATGCTACGGCCTAAAGACCGATTTTAAAACACACCTTTTTCCTGGCTCTAAAAGACTATTGGAACTGGCTGATGAAATTCACGAGATTAAATCTATTTGTTATTGTGGAAAGAAAACAATGGTAAACGCAAGAATCAATGCCAATAAGGAAATTGTGACTGAAGGTAGTCAGATTGAAATAGGTGGCGATGACAGGTATGTGGCTCTATGTAGAAAATGTTATTTCGAAAAAACACATAACAAAAATTATAAGTTTACCGTTGATGATAAATAAATTTTAAATTAAATTGTAAATATTATGGCACAACCATTAAAGAAAAATCGTAGTTTTAGTGAAAAAGATATTGAAAGGCTCACAAACAGTATTATGTTCCATTTGAAAGAATCTTTACTAAACCCTTTTACAATGTCAAAAGAACTAAAAGAAAGTCCCTTAATGGAAGGTGTTTTTAGTACATATGAGCCTGAAAAAGTTAAAAGGTATTTAGAAAAAAGATATGGTAAATATGCATTTGTAGAAACATTTGAAAATGATAATAATGTAACAATTTTTAGAATTGGTGTTTATAATGATGAAGAAAATAAACATGTTGTAGATAGTGATATGGCATTATGTGGTTATTTTCCATCAGAAACTAAAGTATCCAAAGACGGTACAACCTTGTACATTTACTATGAGCCAAGACATCAAAATAAAGTTAATGAATTAGTACAAGACGAAGAATATATCTATCATCTGACGCACACAAATAAAGTCAATAAAATTCTTAAAAACGGATTAGTACCAAAAACATATAATAAAAAATTTGTATATCCTGATAGAATATATTGTTTTTTACACGAACCAGATGATGATGACTGTTTAATTCTAATGAAACAGTTTTATGTCGAAGAACTGAAAAAAGCAAAACAAAAAAATACTACTGTTTATAATGGTACTTATACATTATTGAAAATAGATACGGAATTAATTAAAAATATTGATTTCTCATATGACCCTAATGCCTTTGATTGTGTGTATACTTATGATAATATACCACCACAGGCAATTAGCATTGAAAGAGTTATTGAACAAGAATATATTAAAAATAAAATTTAAATAAAATTGTAAATATTATGGCACAACCATTAAAGAAAAAAGAAATAAAGAAAAAACCAACGATTTCAGATTTTAAGGCGAAAATGGGACTTGTCGCAAGTAAAGAATCAAGTAATGCTGATAAACCAATGGAGTGGCTTGACATGCCAAAAGCATTTAAAGATGCACTTAAAATACCTGGAGTACCGGTCTCTTATGTTACAACTGTTATAGGCCATTCAAATACCGGAAAATCAACACTTGTAAACCACGCTATTGTGGCAGCACAAAGACAGGGATATGTACCGGTTATTTATGATACGGAAAACAATTTTGATTTTAAGTATGCTATTGATATGGGTATGGAAGCAACACCGATTTATGGTGATGTTGAAGTCGAAAAAATTAATCCAGATACAGGTGAAGTAGAAATTGTAACTGAGAATGGTATTGTTGCATATGATGGAAACTTTATTTATTTCAATAATGCGATTCTTGCTGAAAGATATGGAAAAAACGACTATTCAACAGGTAAAGAAACAGCCAAGGGTAGAAAGATTGCTGTAATTGAAGATATTGCTTATTCAATAAATGAATTGTTGGACGCACAGGATAATGGTGAAATTGATGCTGGTTTTGTTTTTATATGGGACTCAGTTGGTAGTATATCTTCATTTAAAAGTTTTAACTCTAAATCCTCAAATGCCATGTGGGATGCTGCCGCAATTAGTGTCGCGTTTAATGGCATTGTGAATGATAGAATACCGAGAAGTAGAAAAGTTTCATCAACTTATTCCAACACAATGATTTTAGTGAACAAGGTATGGCTTGATTCAATGACGAATCCTGTTGGGCCACCCAGTATACAATTAAAAGGTGGAAATTCAATTTTCTATGCATCAAGGTTGATTATTTTGTTGGGTGGGCAATTAAAATCTTCCATTAAGAAATTAACAGCACAATCTAAAGGTTTGTCGTACAATTATGCTATACAAACAAAGATAAAGGTAATGAAGAACCAATTACCAAATCCATACACGGTAACATATGAAGGTGATATAATTTGTACACCGCACGGTATGATTAGTACAGATAAAGACATTGTTGATGCGTATAGAAAAGAGCATGTTGGTGATATATTGAAACAGTTAAATAACATCAGTGTTAACAATAATAACAATGTCATTGTTTCTGAAAGTGATAATATTGATTTTGTTGAATCTGACGAAGATGAACTTTAATTCCAATAAAAAAAACCAAGTAGAAATGCTTGGTTTTTTTATGTTTTTTATATATTTTTACAAAAAAAATGACTATTGATACTAACATAAGAGTTTTTAAATCATCTGATTTTTTAATGGAAGATGGCGCGCGTAGTTATAATGTTAACATATATACTTATGTTAAGAAAAAACAAACTATTTTGGGAAAATGGGTTTACAAAGTACGGCAAGATATACCATATATTTCTCACTCTTTGTATAACAATGCACATGTTTCCAATAAATATTTAAAAATGATGGCTAGGCAAGAAAAAAATAGAATATTAAAATTATTGACAGATGGCACAACCGATTAGGAAAAAAATTATAGAGCAGAGACCTGAATTAGAAAAAAAACCTTTTTATACTTTATTAATAGACGGTAACAATCTTTTAAACCTAAGTATGTCTGATGATAAAATAAATACTGAAGGTTATCATTATGGCGGTGTTTTTCAGGTGTTATTACAGATAAGGTTAATGTTACAGAAAAAGGCGTTTGATTATGTATATATATTTTTTGATGGGCACAAAAGTGGTCTTAAACGTTATTTAATCTATAACGGTTATAAAGCGAATAGACCTGATAAGGACTACAAATCAATTGTTGACGGTGAAAATTTGTCGGAATACGGCAAGGCATTTGAGACAAAAGTAAAGTCAATGCAAAATTATTTATTTAATAAAAATAAGCCTAAAAGGGACAAAAGTGATAGGGAAAAGTTTATTGATGAGAATTTCGCAAGAGAAAGAGACATACTGTTAAAATATTTTAATGAGTTATATATTAGATGGATGTTTGATGATGATGAGGTAACTGAGGGTGATGACTATATCGCATATTATGTAAAAAATAAGAGACCTGAGGAAAGAATCGTAATCATGTCAACTGACCATGATTTGACACAGTTAATATCTGACACTGTGTGTATTTATGATAAGAAAATAAACAAGTTTATCTCCAAAGAAAATATTAAGAAAATCAGGGGTATTCCAAGTGAGAATGTTGTATTGGAAAAAATATTTTGTGGTGACACAAGTGATAATATTAAAAATATAGATGGTGTAAGCCAAAACAGGTTATATGAGTTAATACCTGAAATTAAAGAAAGACCAATTACTATTGATGAGGTGATTGAGAGAGCCAAGACGATGGTGACTGAAAGAATAAATAATAAAAAGAAACCGTTGAAATGGCAGGAAAACATTGTTAATGGTGTAAGTAGGGGTGATTATGATGGCAATTTTTATGAGATTAATAAAAAAATCATTGATTTGAGTGAACCGCTTATATCAGATGAGGCTAAAGACGAATTAAATAATATGATGTACAATGTACAAGACCCTGAAGGTAGGTCATTTAAAAATCTCTATAAATATATTGTTGAGGATGATATTACTGAACTAAGGAATGAAAATAAGTTTGCAGGGTTTTTTGAGCCGTTCAAATCATTAGCAGATAAGGAAATTTCAAGGTACAAAAAAGAAAATAATTAAAAATTAATTTGTATTTAATGATAATATTAGTATTTTTGTAAAAGAAATAAGACATTTAACTTTAAATTATATATAAAAATGGTAGAATTTAGAAAACAGTTCCCAGTTAGGGATTACAAAGAAAGATTTGAGTTTAAACTAACAGTTGACAACAATATCATTTGCCAACGTTATTTCAGAATTAACAATTTTAATCCTCTCAGTCTAAAGTCATATAATCTTTCAGAGGTTATTAGTGACTGTGTTGATGTTATTGACAATGACCTTAAAGAAAAAACTATCACTTATTTGGGTATTTACACACCACAGTATTTTGATAGTATGGACGAAATGGAGAAGTTTTTTGAAAACCCTGCCAACAGGAACAGGATGAGTCTTGGTCAGGGTATTGTGATTAAAGGTCACGCTACTGATTACGCGTGGACTGAGAAGGGTGTTAAACCCCTTGATTTTAAATTTGATGACGGTGAGTTACACGACAGTCCTGAGATTGTAACCGCGACATATAAGTTCGCTTTCCTTGTGGACGGTAAGGAGGTCTGTTCTAAGATTTGGGACGGGTATTACCCCAAGTACATTAGGAACTCAATTGATTTGTCAAATAAGAGGGGTAAACAGTCAGACGAAGATATTTTCCATCTCAGTTTCGAACAATACCTTGATTATCAGATTGTAAAGGGTAAGTCTGATTTGGTTTGGGGACTGATTAAGGAAATTTGTGTTGTTTGTTCTTTTAGGAACGATAACCTTTATGTGGTTGATGATGTCTTTGGTGACAAGACTTATTATAATGTTCAGTCAGACGCTGATTTGTTTAAACTTTATGGTTTGACTGATGATGGAATGAGAAAACTTAATGAGGCAGAAGCATAAGAATGGGTAAAACAATTGACAAAAGTAATTTGGGTTATCTTGGAATAGATTTCCAATATAAATTGGTTAAATATTTCATGGAAGACCATAATTTTTTCAATGAAATTGCCAATATTGTTGACCAAAACGCCTTTACTGACCAACTCTTAAAAAGATTTGTTGGTACAATAAAAGATTATTATAATAAAGAGAATATTGTACCATCATATTCAACAATTGACATTGCTTTAAGAAGCAAAGCAAATGATGAAATCGAAATAAAGGAGTGGGAAGAACTGATTAACAAACTGAAAAACTTGAATTATGAGGGCAACACTCTTGTCAAAGAGAATGCCCTTAAATTTTTTAAACAACAGAGATTAATCAAGGCGGCTAACAAAATGTTGGAAAAGGTTGGCAAAGGCGACATTGAACAGTTCGATGAGTGCCAACAAATGATTGAGGAAGCACTACAAAGTGATGCTGTTGACGATTATGGTTATTCGATTTTTGATTTGGAGGAAAAAGCCCTTTCCGCTGACTATACCGTGTCAATTCCGACAGGTGTCGCAGGTCTTGATGATATTCTTGGTGGTGGAATTGATAAAGGAAAAATCGGTTTGATTATCGCACCTCTTGGCGCAGGTAAAACAACGGTTTCCACGGCTTTCGCCTCAGCCGCCGCATCCCAAGGATGGAAAACCCTTCAGATTTATTTTGAGGACGATGATGTTGATATAACAAGAAAACACTTCTCACGACTTACTGATGTTGAGGCTTGTGAATTTAAAAGACTTGACACCAATAAAAAAACGGATATTAAGAATATTCTGTCACATCATCCAGATAGGGATAAATTGGCGGAGAATCTTAGGCTTAAGTCTTTTAAGACGGGTGAAATGACCGTAGGTGACATTAAAAATTTCATCCTAAAATTAACTAACAAAGGTTTTAAACCTGACCTTGTAATTCTTGATTATTTTGAATGCCTTGAATTGGAAAAAGGTGGAAGTTCATCTGATTCTGAATGGACAAGAGAAGGAAAAACCATGAGAAAGTTGGAGGCGATGGCAAAGGAACTTAATATCGCCATGTGGATTCCGACTCAAGGTAATAAGGATAGTATTATGGCTGAGATTGTCACTGTTGATAAATCAGGTGGTTCAATCAAGAAAGGTCAGATTGCGCAAGTTATTATCTCAATCGCAAGGACAACTGAGGATAGGGAAAATAATAGGGCAACATTGGCTTTGCTTAAAAACAGGTCAGGAAGAGGTTCCAAGATTTTCAAAAATATCTATTTTGATAACGGTCTTTCTATTATCAAATGTGATGAGGTGGAAGAACTGGATTCACTAAAAGAATGGGAAGATGAGCAAGCAAGAATTGAGAATAGGAACCAAATTGAACAAATAAAATTAGTCAGGGACGCTATAAATTCAGACAAGAAAAAAATGTAAAAAAATTTTCTTTGACAATGTTTTGAGAGTTAATTGGTTCTGATTTTTGTTGAAAAATAGTGGAAATTTTAAGGTGATTAACTCAGAATTTCCACTATTTATATTACCCTACGGTAAAACTTGAACAATAATAAAAATATAAAATATAAACAGGAAAATAATATGGATGTTAGAAAAAGTGATGGCTCTTATGAGGAATTCAGTAGAAGAAAATTAGCAACAATAATAAAAAAAGTTTTTAAAACAGCAGATGTTAAATGTGATGCTGATTGTGTGAAAGAAATCATTGATAGTTTATATATATATGATGGGATACTTTGTTCTTCAATTAGAAAACAATTAGAAGAGAGGTTTAGTGAAAGAGATGAGAGATTACTAAAGGCTTATAGAGGTGTTAAGAATAAAAAGGAAGAAATTGAAAATTTTGTAGAAAGAAAAATTAACTATATTAATAATTATAAAAAGGCTTCTAATACGGCAAATGCTACGGTTGACGACAATTCTAATGTAGCAAACAAAAATATTGGTGTTCTTAATGCTGAAATTCATAAAGAAGACAATATCCAAATTAGTAGGAAAATGATTATGGGTAAATTAAAAGAATTGTACCCAACATTCAATCCAAAAAATTATATTAAAGACCTTGAGCACCATATTATTTATAAACATGACGAATCATCATTTGCCGGTGCAATTGCACCCTATACTTATTCGGCAAAAGAGGTTATTGAGGTTAAATATAATGGAAACCATTATGTTTTACCTTTTGACCAACTATGGAACATTGTTGAAGAAGAAGAATTGTTGGTTGACAAAGAAAATGATGTGTGGCAGAAATATCCGGAGGATTTGTTTGTTAGGGAATGTGATAATGAATTTGTACCTATAACAACACTGACAAAAAAGAAGAGACATAGAGACCTTGTTAGGGTTAAAACTTCTTTTGGAGAAGATATGGTGGTTACTGATAATCATCCACTTATTACTGATAAAGATAATATAAATAACACAATAGAAGCAATAAATTCAGTAGATAGACCACAGTTCAAAACAGATGATGTATTGAATTTCGGAAATAAGGATGGTATAGATGTTATTGAGTGTCCTGATATACAGGAATATAGTAAAAATTATTGTATAAACTATAGTGGACAAGTAAGTAAGAGACACATTAAAGTAGATTGGAATCTTGGCTATTTTGTTGGTTTCTTTGTTGGTGACGGAAACTATAACAACGGTAGTGGCTATATTAATTTTACTCAAAAAGATAAAGAGGTATTAGTCAAATTAAATGAGATAATGTTTGAATCTGTTGGTGTTGCTGGAAGAATAAGATACAAGAGAGATAAACAAAAATGCTATACCCTTTCAACTCCAAGTTCTGTTGTTTGGTGGTTACTTTCAGATGTATTTCATGTTGAAGATAAAGCACAGAACAAGACACTTCCAATTAACTTTCTTGAATTTAATGAAGATTTTTCAAAGGGATTGATTTGCGGTTTGATGGATTCTGATGGTACTGTTAATGGCAGTCAATTAAGCATCAGATTATCATCAAGAGCATGTATATTACAAACAACTGCCATTTTAAGACATTTTGGATATGGTGTTGGAAATACCATGCAAAATTTACCATTTTCAAACAACTCAAATCACTATAATACAAATTATACCGTTTGGGGAGTTAATTGCTCAGCCAGAGAAGGTTGTGTAAATCTTGGTAATAGTGATAAATTGAATAAAATTATAAATATGGCAAAAGACTCATCACTTAAATATAAAAAGAGTGGTGAAACCAAGATAATTTCAGTAACAAAAATAAGCGAAAGTGATGCATTCCTTACATTGAATGAATACATATATGATATTACAACAGGTTCAAGATGTTTCTCAATGAATAATCTGTTGGTTCATAATTGTGTTTCACTTACAATGTATCCGTTTTTAACTAATGGTTTAAAACATTTGGGTGGCCTTTCCGCAGAACCAAAGAACATTGATTCGTATTGTGGAATGTATTGTAATCTTATATTTGCAGTTTCTTCGCAGTTTGCAGGTGCTGTTGCAACTTCAGAATCATTACTTTATTTTACATATTTTTGCAAAAAAGAATGGGGTGAAAATTTTTATAATGAGTCAGATAGTTTTTATAAGATTGGTTACAAACTTAGAGAATTACTTAATAAATCACATTATTGGACAAATAATGCAAGGGAACTTGCCGAACATGATTTTGGTAGTGAAGAATTAAACAATTTAAGAGATGAACTTGTTTATGAAAGTGAAAGGTCACTAACCGAAGACGAGTTAAAAGATTATTGTGAGCATATTAAAAACGACCCTTCATATGTGTTAAAGTTTGGTGATGGTACAAGAACAATTAAAGGTCAGATTCATCAGTATTGGCAACAGATTGTTTATACTATATCGCAGCCAGCTGCTGCAAGAGGTTATCAGTCAGCCTTCGTGAATTTCTCATATTTTGATAAACCTTTCTTTGACGGAATGTTTGGCAATTTTTATTTCCCTGATGGAAGTCAACCTGATTGGGAAAGTTTAAAGTGGATTGAAAAAGAATTTATGATGTGGTTCAACAATGAAAGACTTAAGTGTTTATTAACTTTTCCCGTCGAATCATTTACACTTCTTTATAAGGATGGAAAATTCGAAGATGAAGAAATGTTCAATTTTGTATGTGAAGAATATGCAAGAGGACATAGTTTCTTTACTTACATAAGTGATTCTGTTGACTCGTTGTCTAGTTGTTGTAGATTAAAAAATAAAATACAAACTAAAGAGTTTAATTTTACTAATGGTAACATTGGGGTTCAAACGGGTTCAAAATCTGTTATAACATTAAATCTTAGCAGAATTATTCAGGATTGGTTTAATGGTAGAAAAGAAAAGAACAATGATTTTGTTTTTACAAATTCTGATTTAGATTACAATAGTTTGAAATCTTATCTAAATAAGATTCTTGAGAGGGTGTATAAATATCACACCGCATATAACGAATTATTGTGGGACATGTATGACGCTAATTTGTTACCGGTTTATAAATCTGGTTTTATTGACCTCAACAAACAATATTTGACAATTGGTTTAAACGGATTGAATCAGGCGGCAGAATTTCTTGGTATTAAATGTACTGACAATGAGGATTATGCAAAATTCTGCCAAAATATCTTTGGTGACATCAAAGAACAAAATACATTACATAAGGTTACGGAAGAAAAACATAAATTAACATTTAACACTGAACAAGTACCTGCGGAATCACTTGCAGTAAAGAATTATAAATGGGACAAAGAAGATGACTACTGGGTTCCTGAAGATACTAATCTCTATGCAAGTTATGTGTATAAACCTAATGAAAATTTAAGTATTTTTGAGAAAATAAGACTTATGGGACGAAATTATGTCGGTGAATATCTTGATGGTGGTAGTGCCGCACATTTAAATCTTGATAGTCATTTATCGAAAAAACAATATGAGAAAATACTAAAATATGCCGCTGAAAATGGTTGTAGCTATTTAACTTTTAATGTTCCTAATTGTCAATGTGAAGATTGTGGATTTATTGCTAAACAACCATTTGATAAATGCCCACACTGTGGAAGTAGTAATGTTAGCCTTTGGGATAGAATTATCGGATACCTAACCAAGATTAAAAACTGGTCAGATGGGAGACAAATTGAACAAAAATTGAGGGTGTACGATAAAATCGAAAAAGAGTAAGCCCCAACAAACTAAAACTGATACCCACAAACTAAAAATTTGTGGGTATTTTTGTTGCTATTTTCAAAACATTTTTATATTTTTATAAAAATAAATTTTTAATAAAAAAAAAAACATGAAAATTAGTAGAACTGTAAAAACAGAACAGGACATTAAGTATCTTCGCGCTACTATGGGTGTAAGATATTGGCAAGATTGTGAATATTCTACAGATGGTGTTAATTATATTGACCCAAATGTGGAAGATACCGATGAGGAAAGTGAAAACATGAAAAAAATAACACCATGTGTTGTAAGAAAAGATATTGGTTATAAACCTTCTGATTATTGGGAGATTGTTATTGATATTGACAACGGTAAGGTTTTGAACTGGCCAGATAATTTTTGGTTGAAGACGCAATATAAGGTTTGTGATGATGGTGAATATGTTTTTTTGGATGAGAACATGAATGAGGTGGTGAACATCACTGATAAGTATGACCAATATTATGTTCCTGATTTTCTTTCTCTGGAAGATAATGGGTATGGGGACTATGTTTATCTTAATATTGACAATAAAGGAAACATTGAACATGCTGAAGATATGAGAGACGAAATTAGGTATTATTTTGACGAAATAGAAAATAATGATTAAATATGGTTAAATACATTAAAGATGATGTTATGGTCACTTTTTCAGAAGTGCCTGATGAGATTAGTTTAACTTTGAACATATCTAACTGTCCGCATCATTGTAAAGGTTGTCATAGCCCATATTTAAGAAAAGATATTGGTGATGAATTGACTAATGATGTCTTGGATGATTTAATTGAGAAAAATGAGGGTGTCACTTGTGTTTGTTTTTTGGGTGAGGGAAATGACGTGCAAGAAATTTTGGACTTGGCGGTACATGTGCATTTGAAAGGTTTGAAAACAGCCATTTATTGTGGTACATTTGATGTTGATGAAAGAATGTGGGATGTTTTTGACTATCTTAAATTGGGTGAGTATAATGAGGAAAAAGGACCACTTAACAAAGAAACAACCAATCAGAGAATGTACGCTTATAAGACTGAATGGAGGGCTGATGAGATTAAAAACGGCATAAAGAACCCTCAACATATGGGATGGAAGGATATAACATATAAGTTCTGGAAAAAGATATAGTATGGCTAAAAATTGTTTGAGTACGGTTGATAACATAACATTTTTTGATTGTGTGGGTATTAACAATGACATTATGTCACACAAATGTTCCAGATGTGGAAATTATTTGAGTTTTGAGGACATAAATGTTGTGACAACAAATGAGGAACCAGACAGAATTGAAGTTAACACTGATAGAGTTGAAGTTAATATAAGATGTTCTAATTGTGGGTGTGTGACAAAATTTGAATGTGGTGGTTATATGGTTGAAACAATGTAGTTGTTTTTTTAAGTTTGTTACAACAAATGTGTAATAAACAATATACATAAGAATAATATATCTGATTATGGATATGTTATTCTTTTTTTTTGTTAGAAATATATATTATATTTTGTTGACTATTTTAATGTTATCTTTTATTTTGAAAACAAATTGATTTATATATGCAGTTAGAATTGAACAATAGACAATTGGTTGACGAAATCAAAAAAAACAAGGTAAATATAAAAACACCTAAGACAATTGAAGATAAGATTAATTGGTTAAAAATACATGATTCTACTCCATTAAAGGGGAGGTGTGCCGATAAATTAGGTTTACATCAATATGTGGAAGAAAAATTAGGTAAGGACATTTGTGTACCTGTCATTAAGGTGTTTAATGATGTGAATGATATTAAGTTCGATGACTTACCCAACGAGTTTGTAATTAAGGCAAACCATGGGTACAACATGAATATCATCTGTAAGGACAAATCCAAATTAAATAAAGAAGATGTTATTAAGAAATGTAAGACATGGTTGGCGACAGATTTTGGTTATGAGAGTTGCCAACCGCATTACTCATATATAACCCCAAAGATATTTGCGGAGAAATTGTTGGGCGATGATAAACAAGTCAGTTCATTATATGATTACAAGTTTTGGTGTTTTAATGGTAAACCAAGATTGTGGACAATAAATGACGGTCATGGGCATGGCGACATTATGTACTATGACATGAATGACAGGCCGATTGATTTATATGGTGTTGGTGTGAATGATAAATATGAGAAACCGAACGGATTCAACACAATGGTTGAGTACGCTGAGAAATTGTCGGAGGATTTTCATTTTGTCAGGGTTGATTTTTATTGTGTTGACGGTGTTGTTTACTTGGGTGAAATGACATTCACACCTGGTAGGGGATATTTCAGATATAAGAAACCTGAAGATGAGATAATGGTTGGTAATATGTTGAAGTTACCGACATTACCCAAATATAAAGAAGGTGTCTCTATTTGTTTGACTGGATATGATGTGGCGGATTATGTTGAGGAAACGCTGGATTCAATAAAAAAACAGACATGGTTCAAGACACATGATAATTGGGAGATTTTATTGGGTGTTGATTATTGCTACAACACATTGAAGAAGGTTCAGGAAATAATGGGTAATTACAAGAATCTCAGGGTGTTTATGATGGATAGTAATAGGGGTACTTATGTGACAACAAACACCATGATGTCATTGGCGAAATATGACAAGTTGGTGAGGTTTGATTGTGATGATATAATGAGACCTGAGATGATTGAGACATTGGTGAACAGCATGAAAGACACTGACTTTATCAATTTCAAGATGCAGAACTTTGGAAAACGGAAAAATGTGCAATGGGCATGTGGACAGATTATGGTGAGACATGAATATTTTGACAAATATGGTGGGTACATGCCATGGTCTTGTAGTGCGGATTCTGAGTTTGAGATAAGGTTAAGGAAAATTGTCAGAAGAAAGAGGCTTGATAAAGTGTTATTTGACAGAAGAATCCACACCACAAATCTAACTGTTGCCAAGGCGACAAATTTTGCGTCACCTGAGCGAAGGAGAAATCTTGTCTATTGTGAGAGGGTGAAAGGTTGGGTAAAATCCGCTGATGATGCTATTTGTGTGAGAATGACAAACACATATAAGGAAATCACTAAAGACAGTGACATCAGTTGTTATGTCAATGCGGTGAAACCCAAAACTGAGAAAGAGAAAAATGTTGGGATTAAAAAAAACGTCAGTGTTCCTTATGTGAGAAAAGATAAGGCTGAGAGGATTAAGGCCATATATGAGGCAAGGGCAAAGAAAAAGAATATTGGTGAGAATAATATGCATAACTATTAGAAAAA